ACATCGTTGGCGATCCGACTCTCCAGCCGCTGGCGCACATCGGCGATCCACGCATTGGTCAAATCCGCCGCCAGCCCTGCCTGCTCTAGCAGCGCCGCCCGTGCCGACTCCTCGCCATCGTCGCTGGCGTCGCCGTTATCGCTATCGCCGCTGTCATCCTCGTCCGGCGCTTCGCTCACTGGCGCCGCCGTCGCTGGCACCGTCACCGATCCATCCGGGCGAATCTGCTGCATGTTCAATGGCAGCAGCAGCACATCGCCACCCGGCAATGGATCGAGGTTCTCACGTTCACGCGCCTCGTTCGGCATCATCACGCCATTTTGGATCATCGTGCTGTATGCCGTCGTGCGCGTGTCAATCGTTGCCCGCTCCAACCCGTCCAGCAGATATTCCACGTAATAGCCGCGGCGCCGTTCATCACGCGTCAGCAAATCCATCGCCAGCCGCTGCTCGTCGCGCCGCGCCCACTCCAGCAGCGTGAACTGCCGGAAGTTGATCGAATCCTGCTCGGCGCTGGCGTAGGTCGCCGTCTGCCCGACTGCCAGCATGTGCAGCGGCACGCCATACAAGCGCGCCACCTCCTGCGTCTGGTATTGCCGCGTCTCCAGGAATTGCGCCTCCTCCGGCGGAATCCCAATCGACTCCGGCGTAATGCCCTCTTCCAGGATGTTGATTCGGTGCGCGTTCTCCAGTCCCTGCCAAGAGTTCGCAAACGACTGGCGCAGCCGTTCGTACGCGTCCGGCTTCAGCGTGCCGGGATGCTTCAGAATCAGCGACGGCCGCGACCCGTTGGCAAAATAGCGCCCGCCAAACTCTTCCGCCGCCGCCGCCACGCCCAGCGCGTTCATCGCCTGTTTGATCGGCGACATCCCCACCACCCCGCGCAGCACCGTATAGCGCAGGTGCATCACCCGGTACGCGGGCAGCACAAACCCCTGCCCCAACCCATCCGACCAGTAGGTGTACTGCAACCGTCCCGCCGCGTTGCGTTCTACGCCCACGCCGTCCGGCGGCAGCGGCCACAGCCCTCGAATCTGATAATTGCTGTCGTACTGAATCTCGGCGTAGGCATTGCCCCACGCCATCGTATGCGCCAGCCGTGCCTCGCGCACCTCGTAGGCTGTCATTTCCTCATTGCCCACACTGGTCAGCACGTCGTAGAGCGGATGATCGGTTGCCCGCGTGCGCTGCCGCCCCTCCCGCCGATACAGAATCAGCGGCACCGACGCCAGGCTCTGCGACACAATGCGGATGCACGCCAGCACCGTCATATTGCGCAGCGCCGCCTCGCTCGTGATGTAATTTCCCGCCACCGACGGCCCCACGCCCAACAGCCCGCCCAGCGCCGAACTCTGCAAACTGGCGCGCTGCTCATTGCCGCCGCCGAACACCGTGCGCACAAACTCTCTAATCATCCTGTGCGCCCCTATCGTCGGTCATCGCCAGCATCACCCCGAACACCACCAGCACCGCGCCCGCATAGCCCAGCAGCGGCCCCGGCCCCAGCCACAGCCACACGCCGTAGCCTGCCAGCCCCAGCCCCGTCAAGGCGATCAACTCCCCTGCCGTCTCGCGTCCCATGCCCCCACCCTACCACCCCGCAGGGAACGCCCCGTTCACCGCCAACAAAAAAGCGCCCGGAGCATCGCTCCGCGCGCCTATCCCATTCCGGGAACTACCCTATTCACTTATCCCATTCCGGGAAAATAATCGCCCGCCGATTTGAGCATCGCTTGCGCGAGAGGCTTGGCGGGCGGGTACTGTAACCTGGCCTCTCCCAGTGGTCACGCCTCCGGCAACTTCACGGCGTTCAACGTATCACAAGTGCCGGTCTCGGCTGCACATGATGCCGCTATGCTCTCTGTGCAGCGGCAGCGTCATCGCACGTGGCGATATAGCATGGCGCTGGAGAGTTGAGGAGGCGGGACTCGCACCCGCTGCGCATCTACCCAGACGATCTTCTTGGAAGCAGATCGCCATGCGCTCCCCAATGTTAAGCGGCCTGACTTCCTGCCTACTGGCACGCTGGCATGGAGCCAAACGCGCAGACCGCTGACGACTACTCTAGCACAGGTGTGCTGTCTGCGTCAACCGTTTGGCGATCTTCCGTTCCCTCCGCCGCAACCTCCGCTTCCACCACGACCGGCGCACATGCTGCCAATTCCGCCGATGCCGCCACCGCGTGATCGCATCGTACTCCATCCCCGACCGCGCTGGCGCCCGCTGCCCCATCATCGCCGCCCCTCCTCTCACACGTCGGTGTCCACCACGCCCCATCCGGCACGCTTGCCCGCCGCCCATGCCGCCGCCACTTAGCCATCGGCCAGCACCCCCTCCAGCCGCAAGCGATTCCGCAGCGCCGCCATATCCGACCCGGCCACCGTCACCTCCTCGCCCCGGCTCAGCCGCGCCAGCGCGTCATCCACGGAGGCGCAATACGTCCGCAGCATCGACGTGCTGCGCGTCACCAACTCCCCCGCCATCACCTGGCACCGGTACGCCGAACACACCCCGCCCGCTACCGCCATAGATCGCCCCCTTTCAATCCGCCGCCAACGCCAACAGCGGCAACTCTACCGACGCCGCCCAGTGCGCAATTCGGCGCCGGGCAATCTCGACATACTCCGCTTCTCGCTCGATGCCCACAAAGCGCCGCCCCTCCAGCGCCGCCCCACACCCAGTAGAGCCAGAGCCACAGAATGGATCGAGCACCACCCCGCCCGGCGGCGTAATCAGGCGCACCAGGTAGCGCATCAAGGCGATTGGCTTGACGGTTGGGTGGTGGTTGCGGCTGAAGTTGTGTGACCCGTTCTTAGGCGCATGGGTATCCGTACCGGCATACTCGCCGTAGCGATTGTTACCCACTTTGGGCAATGCTTCCAACCCGGCATCACGCTCCCCCGGCGACGCCTTTGCGCAGTAGAAAAAGCGTGCGGCGCTGCCCGTGTCGGCATAGCCTGGTTTTCCGTCTATCCTATTCCAAGCATTAGAGTAGGTGTTTTTGCGTTCTGGCATTCCATCAGCCGTCGAATTAATTCTGTGTCCGTTTGGGTTTCGGCCATCTGCATTCTTCGGAAACAACGCCGTGACCTCCTCACTGCCATCATGGATGAAGTTAGCCGGCCAGCGACCGACCGCCTGATTCGCTTCTGTTCGTGTCTGCCCATTGCCGTAACAATTGATCGTTTTTCTGTCTCCCAAATATTCTGGCTTGTGTGGTCCGAACTGGCCTTTTTGATCGCCGGTATGCAAGTCAACCCGGCATCCATCCACATTGATCGCCCCCGTGCCCCATTCCAGCACGTTGGCGGCCACCGTTCCCGCCAGCGGCTTGCGTGCCATGCAGATCGGCTCGTGCGCCGGCTTCAACGCCGTACCCCACCCGTCCCACCGTTCGGCGGCTGGCGTGACTGGCGTCCCTCTCAATAAGGCGCCTTTATTGATTTGGTTGTACTTGTGCAGTTCGGCGGCACGCTCATTGCGTCCATCGCCACCGTTGATGCTGATCCCCATGTGCCCGCCCTTCACGGCGTCCTCACGCTCGGCCCCTGCCGCCGCATCGATGGCCTTGCCCACGTCCAGCGACTTCGGAAAGCCCGACCCGTACACCCACATAATTTGATCCCGAATCTCGAAGCTGGCATCCTCAATCGCCACCGCCATGCGATGGTACGTGCGGCTGCCGCCAAAGCTCAGCAGATGGCCGCCCGGCTTCAGCACACGCAGACATTCCCGCCATACCTCCACGCCCGGTACGTCGTAATCCCACCGCTTGCCCATGAAGCGCAGGCCATACGGCGGATCGGTCACAATCGAGTCGATGCTATTGTCTGCCAGCGTCCGCAACACCTCCAGGCAGTTACCATGATGCAGCGTGTAGTTCAATCTCCAATCTCCAATCTCTCTTCCTCTCCCCCACACACCCGCCACACCCCGCCGTCGTCGATCAGCGGCACCACCCTGGACAACTTCTCCAGCATCGCCCGCGCCCCGCGTGGCGTAATCTCTAGCCGTTCCGCCAAATGGCGCACCGTCACCGCCTCGCCCTGCGCCAGCAGCCAGGTCGCCCGTGCAATCCGTTCCGTCGGTAGCATATCGCTCAACATGCCCCCTCCCTCACAGCGTCAGCACGCCCCGATTCTCATAAACGCTGCGCCCGCCGCTTGGGTCAGCCGTCGCCGCCCGCCCAATTGCCATCACCGCCGCCACAATGCCGTCAATCCGGCCCGTGCTCTTGCCCTTATCCGGCTTCACATTCCCCGCTGGGTCTTGCCGCGCCGTCACATTGTCCGCCATCCAGCGCAGCACCGGGTTGCCCCCATGCGCCAGCCCCCCGGCCAGCACCAGCCGTAGCAGCTCCTTCGACGGCCCGCTCAGACTCGCAAAACCCTGGCGCATCTCGATCATATTGATCCCGTCGTCCTGCAACTGGATCGACAACTGCGTCGCATTCCACGGATCAAAGGCGACCTCTCGCACATCATAGAGCGCCGCCAAATCGTTGATCTGCTGCCGGATGTAGGCATAGTCGATCACATTCCCCGGCGTCGCCGTCACCAGCCCCTGCCGCACCCACGTCGAGTATGGCACCCGATCCCGCCGTTCCCGTTCGACCATGTTGTCGGCAGGAATCCAAAAAAACGGCAGCAGCGTCACCGGCTCGCCTTCGGTGGTTGCCGGAAACGCCAGCACCAGCGCCGCAATGTCCGTCGTGCTCGCTAAATCCAATCCACCGTAACACGTTCTACCCGCCAGATCACCGATGGCTTTTGTTCCGCACCCATCCCACGCCCCCATATCGATCCACCGTGTCTCCTGCTGCGTCCATTGATTCAGATACAGCCGCCGGAATGTGTTTTGGTACGCTGGCGACTCAATCGCCGTGGCGCACTCCCTGCGCAGGAACTCCTCGCGCACGCTCACGCCATAATTCGGATTTGCCTTGCGCCAGACCGCCGGGTCTGTCCAATCGTCCTCTTCGCTTGCCGCATAAATCCGCACCAGCCACGACGGGTCAATGACAATCCCCTCAGCGATCCGGCGTGCATACTCGTGCTGCTCCCAGCAAATCGAGTTCCGGTCATAGCCCGCCGTCGTGATCATGATCATCAGCGGCTGGCTGCGCTTGCCCATTGCCGTGCGCAGCACGTCGTACAATTCCCGGTTCGGCTGTGCGTGCAGCTCATCAAAAATAATGCCGGACGGGTTTAGCCCGTGCTTGGTGTAGGCGTCACTCGACAGCACGATGTATTTGCTGGCGCTCTCCGCAAACTCCATCGTCTTATTGCGGTACGCTCGCAGCCTGGCGTTCAGCACCGGCGACGCTGCCGCCATCTTCTCCGCCGTCTCGAACACAATCGCCGCTTGCGGTTTGTCCGCCGCCGCGGAGTAAATCTTGGCGGAGTACTCCCCGCCCACCGTCAGCAGGTAGAGCGCCAGCCCCGCCGCAAACGTAGATTTGCCATTCCCACGCGGCACCTCCAGGTAAAGCGTGCTGTACTGCCGGCGTCCGTCCGGCAGCTTGCGCCCGAACAACTCGCGCACTAGCTCACGCTGCCACCCCTCCAGCACAAAAGGCTCCCCCGCCAGCGGTCCCTCGATGTGCACCAGCATCGTCTCGAAGAACAGTTCTGCCGCAAACGCTGCCACCTCATCCAGATCGTTCGTCAGACTTGCGTGCATTCAATCGCTGCGCCGCCAACTGGAAAAACTGCTCGCCAAAGCTCGCCTGCTCGCTCTCACGCTCTGGCAGCCGCGCCCGCGCCATCGGCGACGCCCCCAGCGCCTGCGCGTTGGCGCGTATCTGCTCGCTCGCCGTCCGCAGCACGATCAGCAGCGGGTTCTTCCGGCTCTCCTCCTTGTTCCCGTGCGCCGTGTCCGTCACCGTCAGCAGCAGCGCGCCGTCGTCGCCGTGCAGGTCAGCGTACGCGCGCTTGGCAATCGCCACCCACCGCGCCGTGTCCTCAACGAGCGCCGCGTCGCCAGCCTCCAGGTCTGCCACGTCCCGCGCCAGCCGCCGGAAAATCGCATCGGCGTCCGTTGGCAACTGGCGCAGCCGTTTCCCCGTCGCCGTCTTCGCTGTTTTACGTTTTGGTAGCGGCCCCCTGGCTCCCATGCGCTAATTTATCCCCTGCACTTTTGGTCAGAAACTCGGTTTTGCGTGCGCGTGGCTACGACGGCGGTACAGGTCGCCCACCCTGCCAAGATCGCGCACCCCCTACCCCCTCGCCGCACGCTTGCGCATGTCCTCGGCGGTTTTGTTATCGTGGCAGCGCCTGCACAGGGATTGCAGGTTGTCGTCGTCCAGGATGGCGCCGCCGTCGCGGATCGGCGTGATGTGATCGACCAGCACAGCAGGACGACCACACATGCGGCATAGCGGCTCGCCTGCCAGGTGCATCAGCCGCAACCGCTCCCAGCGCGCATCATAGCCACGCGCACGACTCGACCCGCGCCGCTCGTCATGCTCGGCGGCTGTCTGCCTGCGCAGGTCTCCACACACCGAGCACACCCCACCGCGCACCAGGCCACGACAGCCCGGTCGCCTACATGCCGTCGGCGCCTTCGATGGCATCGCCGTAATTGTCCACGCCATGCAGCAGCGCCTCGACCCGTCGCAGCCGCGCTTCTAGCGCGGCAATCCGCGCCTGATGATCGTCCATTCGCATCGCCGCCAACTCCGGCCCCGTGCGCAAATCATAGACAGGCCGGCGATCCAGTTCGCCAGGGATCGCGTACTCAGCATCGTCAAGATCTATCAGCTTTTCGAGCATTGTTATTCGCCCTTCATGTTCGACCAACACCGCGTTGACAATCTCCCACCAGTCGGGGTGCGCCTGACTCATCATGG